CGGGCTGCACCATTGTGAAAATCAGTTGACCTCGATAACCGTCCCGATTTGCATCTCGGTAATGTGGGTGACAACCACGAATTGGCACTCCATCTCCCTGGCGAGGGTCCAGATGAGATCCCGCATTTTGGGACGGTATTCTTTACTCAGGAACCGGAAGGGCTCGTCCAATATCAGGGTCCTTCTTTTTGGCGGCTGCGACAGCATCAGACACGCTAACCGCAAAGCAAAGGCCGCCACATCTACCAGGCCACCCCCGGATTCATCGAGCGGGTTGATCTCCATGCCATCCTTGACGAAGACCAATTTGGCTTCTGTGCGGTTCGCCTTGGCCTCGAAGACGATCCGGAAGTCGGTGTCTTCTTCGAATACGGTTTGAATGCAGCGAGTCACGACCGAGGCTATTTGGTCATGCGCTCGCTGTTGGATGTCCCGGGCGATTTCCTGCCCCACAAATACGGCCTCGCGGCTCGCGGCCAGATAGTCGACCGCTTCCACAGATGCCCGCGCCGCGGTGGCTAGACGATCCTTAGCGGCTGCGTGCTTCTCCCGCAGGGCGGCGACAGCTATGTCAAATTTCCCTAGATCAGATGACATGACCCCACTCCTTCTGAAATTCGGCCATCAATTTATCGAATGTTGTCTTAGCCTCATTTGCCTCATCGTCTAGTCTGCTTAGCAGGACCTTGGCATCTTCCAACGAATCACAACCGTAGGTCTCCTTCAGAGTTTCCATGGTCTGCGCAAGGGCGCCCTTGGCCCGCTCTTTTTTATTGCGGAGATCGTCGACCTTTTTCTTCAGAATCTCGAAATCCATCGTAATCCTCCTCGGGGCTAATATCTTCGTAGGCGTCGAACTTGATCGTAATCTCGTTCACGCTCATACCAAATTCAAGGAGCCACACCATGACCTGGGCCAGGGTAACGGACTCATCGCCAACTACTAGACGTATCATATGAGCCCCGAATCCGTGATTCCGAAGCCACATTATTTTAAGGGTTTTGGTCTTTATTTCTTCGGGCGACGGCGCATACGACGTCGAATCCTGAAACATGCCCTTGAGATGCATGTTATAGGCGCCGTGGGTGTCGTCATATTTATCATGAGTCGGGTCGTGGCTCATTCATCCATGGCTTCAATCAAAATATTCCTGGCCGTTGCAGAAACTGTATTTGTTTCTAAATACGTTTTTACGGCGAGCCGGAAATCCAAACTATCTTGCTGCATTCCCGATAGGTAAAATACGAATTCTTCGAGGCCCGACGGGGTCGGGGTTTCCGGCGTGATGTGGTCGCGAGTTATCACATCGCCCGTGGCGTGCTCAAGTGCGCGGCGGACTACAGTTCCGTCTGACATTAGCAGGCCGACGCCCGGGTTCCATAGGGTGTCCCGGGCCGTGCGACGCATGAACCCGCCAGTATTCATTACCTGGCAGCCGGTCGATGTCTCGCACGAAAACGGGATGTGGTTATCGCCAAAAACAGCGGCATCGTATCCGTCGAGCTGTGTATCGAACGCTGTGACCTTTTTATCGGTCGGCGCGCCCGTGAACCCGTATCCCTCGGTCCAAATATAGTCATGGACTACCGCGAGGAATGGCCCTCGACCTTGTGGCGGTTCAATCTTCGAACCCCAGGGGAATCCTATTACTCTGAATCCGTTTATGATTTCTTTTTCTATATGTTTGATTCGACCTGCTTTGACAAGGACCCAATAGGCTGATCGTTCACGATCCTCCCAACTATGATTTGGGAGATCATGCTGACCCGGGATAGCGTAGAAATCAGAGGGGAGATGCTCCATTGCAAAATTTATCAGCTCAGGCGACGATTTCCATTTATCGAATAGATCGCCGGCAAATATCACGGGGACATCATACTCAGCGGCGATTTCGCGAAGCCCGGCCAAATGGGCGGCCATGGTCCCGAACCAGGTATCTTCATCGACCCGGGCCACCGGCGCGCGTTGTGAAAGGTGGATGTCCGAACAAAGGACGGCTATAACGGACGGTTGCATGTTTCGCAGACCTTTATTTTGGCGAGCTGATCTTCGTATTTTTCCAGCTCCTGGATATTCCTATATATCTGACTTTTGCGGTATTCGGCGGTGCTGATGAGTTCCTGGATGGCCTCGCGGCGGTCCATTGGGGTGTTGGGGCGCGCCGCCTCAAGTGAGGCGATGTCCGGTATTGGGGTGGCTATTTGCTCTTCTTTTTTCTTCGCATCGGCGATAAGGGTCCTTATTGTATAGACCCGGGCATCCGCCACTTCTGTCCGCCGAGCGGCGCCGACTACAGCCTCGCCGGATTTGGTCACCTTGGCAAGGGCACGAAGGGTCAGGAAGCCATCATGGGCTTTGGCGTGGATACGTGCCAGGCTACTGTGGCGTTCACGGAGGCCTTGGTAGGTGGCCTCATCGCTTTTTACGGCTTTGTAATCGGTGATGAGGGACGGCACGTATGCGAGGTGGTTCACCTCTTCCTGAACTATCGCCAGGGTCCCGTCAGCGGCGTCCTTGGCGCGGATGGCCGTCTTTAGGGTCACATTGAGTCGGTATAGGGTCGCGTCGATGATTTTGAGATCAACGATCTCATTAAGATTCCGCGAGACTTGTCCCGGCGTATCCGAAAACCAAAAGATGGGGTCATGCTGTTGCTGGGTATTCACCGCGTTCATATTGAACAGTTGTTCAATAGGTTCGGGGACGCCGTTGCCGAAAGCGCGGTATTCCTGCTCGTCTAGGTGGTAGGTGTTGTCGCCGCCTGCTGCGCGGCGCCGGGTGACGCTGCGACCATCGACAGCGATACGAACTTCGGCCTCGGTTTCGCCGTGGCGGATGAAGCGGTCCGAGCGGATGCCGTTGAAAATGACCCAGCGTAACGCGCGGATGATCGAAGATTTTCCAGAATCCGACGGACCTACTATTGTCGTAACATGAGGGTCAAACTTGATTCGGCGGAGTTTTTGGTTCTGGAAGTTCTTCAGTTGTAGGCGTTCCAACATTGGGTAATCCTTGTGGTGACCATAGGGCGACAGCGCGGGCGTTAAACACTTGAACAAAACCGTAAATCAATGATAAATCTTTGCCCCGTTTTTTAGCCGTCTCCTCCAATTTCCAAGAACCTTCGTATTGCCACGGGTCATTTTGTTCTGCGCGATACCGAAGGTTCTTGTATGGTCCGTTAGTTATCATAGTCCGCTCCGAAATCCGTAGGGTCAAGTTCAAAGAAACGTGATAGCGGAAACCCGTACACTCGGCAGCCAATGGCGACGGGGTTGATTATTATATCGGCACGGAGCCCGAAACTAGTTGACATGAAGACGTATGCCTTCCTGCGGTCCCGTTTGACTACCACCATCCATTCGGGCGTGCCCGCGTCTCGCGCGCTATTTATCGCCTGCTCGAAGAAATCTTCGTAGGTTGAAGGTTTGGATTTATCCAGCCGGTCCACCATGTCCTGGACATTCTTTTTACTATATCCCCTCTTTAGCTCGATGGTTATGAGCTCGATGAGTGGGGCGGCGGAGGGGCATGTAAAGGTGACATCCCCATAATGGCCGGTGGTTTGCTTGCCATGCTTGGCGCGCGTCGTTGCCCTCGCGCCCGAACCGGAAGTCCTCCAAAAGAGATCGTCAGTACTGCCGCCCGACCACCACATCGATAAATCCTTGCAGTATTCCCGTTCGAAGGACCCTCCTTTGGATGAGCTGCTGCGACCCGATGTTAGGATGTCGATCAATGCCGAATTATGGACCCCGTGTTCTCGTTTGAATGCGGCGAGGGCCTCACGTATTGAAGCCCGTTTGGTTGCCATGTTTTAGTTCCTTCTGCTTGCCGGAGCGGCCTCTCACCAGGGTATACATCCCCAGGCCTTTGACTACATTGTTCCATTTTTCATCAGTCAGGGTGTCCGGCCGGATTTGGTAGGTCGAGGTCCCCGGATACGGCAAACTAACGAGCTCCAAATTTGCCATCCAAAGGTCTAAGCCTTTTTGGATAGCTTCTGATTTTTTACCACTTTTCAATTCGCCCCGGACGAACTTCGCGGCGGTCACTTCCCCGACACCGCTGATACCTATTATATCATCGGAGGTGTCGCCCGCGATGGCTTTGACGTGGGACCATTGTTTGGGGGTGATACCGTATTTGGCGCGTAGAGATTTTTCAGTGGTGTATTCGTCCCTGGTCGGGTTGTAGCAGCGAACTTTGCGGTCCTTAACCAGTTGCCATAGGTCTGAGTCTGCACTCACAATTGTGATGATCTCATCGAAGAGGCCGGTCGCCAGGGACCCGATAATGTCGTCAGCCTCAAATCCGGGTTCGCTGAAGACATTTGCGTATCCCATTGCTGGAAGATATTGCTTCCGAAGCAAATTTATCTGCTCCTGGAATTTTTGGTAAATCCGTTTATCCTCATCATCCATAGCGTCTCGCTTGGCCTGGCGCCCACTTTTGTAGGTCGGAAGTTTTCTGACTCTCAGGCTTTGATCCTCATCAAAACAAAACACCGGGTCGCCTTCTAGGTGCTTGATAACTGATTCGATAGCCCGGAATACCCCAAAAAGAACACCGGTCACTTCACCCTCGAAGGCGAGCTGACCGGTGGTGTGGAATGCCCGGTGACAGAGGTAGTTCGTGTCAATCAGTATGATGTGACGCATCACAAATATCTGTTCTTTCTTGGTACTTCGCAGGCTTTTTCGATGGCCTGCCAGGTGTCCCAAACTAGATCGCGGACCTCATCCTCAAGGGCGGCCTCTTCGATCTTTTTGATCAGTTTTTCCTTCTGAAGCCTGATGCCGAGTTCATTTGCTTCGATCCAGCCCCCCGTCGCCGTTTTCCAACGTTTCCAGTCGGTGAGGTACTCGACCATCGACCCCACGTCGTCGATGCCCGAGCTATGGAAAATGGGGACTGAAATTTCACGGCGCTTCCCCGTGAGGCGGTTTTTATCGACCCTGACCTTGCTGGTGATGCCCAGTTCGATCTTGTGGTCACGATACGATTTCGATAGTTTTGCCCCGCATTTACTCCAGATCTGCGCGGCGGCGTAAAACTTTAGGGCATGGCCGCCCGCGAACGTCTGGTCGGGTTCCCAGTACTCGGCGCCGATGTTGTCCCGGGTTTGACCGACGATAATCAAAATCGAGTTGGTCTCGATTATCTTGCCGAGTACCGTCCGGGCATTGCGGGAATTTATCTTGGCCTTGCCGTCTCCGTAGTCGCCGGCGAGTTCTTTTCCTTTGGCCGCCTTGCCTTTGTTTTTGATGAACTTTTCTGACTCTGCGCGGCTCGTGAAAGCGTCCATCGAATCAACTACAGCGATGACCGGCTTGGTGAGCCTATCGTAGAAATCGAAATAGAAGTCATCAAGGGCTGAAATGTGGGTAATGGGCTTGACCCGCTCGGCCGCCCGCTGCCCGAAAAATCGGGCGCGGTCCATAAGGGCGCCATGCTCGATGTCATAGAAGAGGAGATCGTAGTCGTCGTAGAACGGGTTCTGGCAAGCCTCGGCAAAGCACGTTTGCGTGAAAAATGTCTTCCCCGAGGAAGAATCCCCAACAAAGAAGTAATAGTTGCCCGGCATGAACCCGCCCTGCCAATGGTCGCTGAGGGCGAGATTCAGCAGGGTAGACCCCGTTGATAGGTATTCAGATGGTTTGAACCTATCCGCTTCGAGCGGCGCGATTAGGGCTTGTTTGATGTCGTCAGTTGTCATTTTTACTTTCAAAATAAACGGCCCTGGTAGGATTCGAACCTACGACGGAGTCGGCGTTGCAACGCCTATCCGCGTCAACCGATAAAGTTTGCAGCAGAGCAACTAGTATCCCCTGCCCTTACCGGTGCGATAACCAGCTTCGCTACAGGGCCAAGGGTTTACCAGTTTGCCCAATCGTCGCCGCCCGTATCAGCGGCTGGCGATTCAGCTTGAATGGGTTCCGGTTCCGGCTCAGGCGCCGCTTGAACGGGCTCTGGCTCCGGTTCGGGTTCTGGCTTTGATTCAGGCGGCGCTACATGCGTAACCATACCAACTTTACCGTTCGATTCAGGCGCGTCAGCGCCCATGTCCCACGGCGCCGGGTCACTTGACGGTTCGGTTGATTCCTCGCCCGGTGCATCCCCGCCGAAGTCAGCCTGGTGAAATAGTTTGTAGATTACCTCGTAATCCATCTTGACAAGGCAATCATCAAGGCAGTGTGTTCGCTCGAGGGTCTGGTCCTCATTTAGCGACTTGCCCGCCTCGAAATCGATGACCTTTGCTTTGAGGAATTTGCCGTCGCCGCCGATGGCTTCTTCGCTGAAGGTTACCTCAAGATCCATGCCCGTTTCAGCGTCCCAAAAATCTTCGAACTTGTCGGGTTTGGCGACAATTCGGCTGTCGAGGAGATCGCCGAATGCGAAGTTCGACACATCGTAAATCTGAACGCCGGACTGAAGATCTTCGAGGTCCAGTAGGTTGAAGATTTGCCGTTCCTTTGGCCGCAGATTCTTCAGCATTTCCTTGTTCTCGACCGGATCATTCTGAAGCTCTTTGGCGAACTCGGCAACCGGGTCCCGCTCTTTGAACGTTCGCGCCGGCGCGATGATCGTATCTTCGTTCGGGCCGATGCCGCGATAGATGTAAAATGTTCGCTCGTAGAACAGGAAGCCTGGGTCAGCGTTTGGGTTGCCTTCGCCTACCACATACGGGAGGATCCGTATTTTGTTGACGCCACCCTTGGGTTTCCATTTTTTGCAGCCCTCGGGCAGCTTCAAGTATTGGGAACCACCTCCGCCTTGGGATTGCTTCTCAGCACGTTGTCGTGCTGAAGCTTTTTGTCGTTTTTGCTGCTGTTGGTTCATCTTTTCTTATTCCTTTCGAAAAATTCTCGGCCGCGATAAAACGCGACGACTGCAAATTTCACCGTGAGGTACGCAAGGGGCGGAACACAAATAATCAGAAGAAAAAAGGTCATGAATATCTGGAAAGTGCTCATGATCCTGATCTTCTTTCTTTTTGTTTCGGTTTCCATTCCCTATCGGCGATGTAGTGCCTACCCAACAGGTCGGTGAGATTCTGCAGGGCCACCCGTTTGTGTATCAATGCTTTATCGGCACCAGTCAACATATCGACATCGTACTGGAGCTGAACTAAATTTTGCGACATTTTGGCGTGGGTTTCATTCGCTAAAATCGCATTGTCAAGGGCATTTTCGGTCACCTTGGTTAGACCGTAGGCGCCCGGGTTTGATCTGATTTCATGCGATAGTTCGGCCGCAAATGCCTTCTGCTTGTTCTTTGTGAGGGTCAGTTGCTTGGTCGCCTCAGCCAGGCGTTTACCAATTGAAAACACCATGGCGGCCTGGCGGAGCCATTCCGTATCGAGTCGTTGTTCATCGATGGTGGGGTCAAAATCTTCCATTATCGGCACGCATTGTAAGTGGCGAGGGTGAGGCCGGCTTTACCACTATCGTATAAATTGAACTGAAAACATTCGAGAATCGCGAGAGCCCGTTGATTTTTGCCGCCCGAATTCAGGACGACCGCGTTGGCATAGCCGAGGACCATTCGGCGGGTCCCCTCGGGTTCGTCGTCCTTAAGTGCCTTGAGGATGGGCACTATATCTACAAATTTGGCCCCGTTCATCAACGCCTGGGCGAGCGTACGGCTCGGCGCGGCGGCGTCGCCCCGGTTGAGGGCGTCGATCTGTGGTTCTTTGCCGGGGATAGCCATGATCTGGTTGAGCAGAACCAGGGCTTTGCGTGCCGACCCTTCGGACATACCCGCGATTTTGAGGACTACCTCAAGATCGATGTCAATCTTTTCAGCGGCGGCGACCCTTGTGACAAGGGTGACTAGGTCTTTTTCGGGGATTTCCCTCAACTTTATTTCAGTCGATCTCGTGATGATCGTCTTTTTCAGCTTGGCGGGGTCCGTTGTACAGAGGAAAAAGTAGGCGTGCGATGGCTGATCTTCCAATAATTTCAGGAAGGCGTCCTGGGCGTCCTTGGTAAGCTGGTGGCACTCGTCAATGATCCAAATTCGGCACTTGCCCGCGATGGGCATCATCTGAACTGAAGTTTGGAGTGACCGGATGAAATCAATGCCCCGGACGAGGGCGGCGTTAGCTTCCACCAGGTCGGCGTCTCCGCATTTGAGCATGGTTGCTATCATGCGGGCGATGGTGGTCTTCCCGGTGCCGCTTGGCCCCGTGAGCAGAAGCACGTGGGGCATATTGTGGGCCTTGCCGAGCCCGCCAAGTACGTTGAGGGCTTCATCCTGGCCGACTATGCCTTTGGGCGAAGGTGGTCGATGTTTTTTGTAGAGTTCCATTTTATCCTACCTTTAGTCCAGTTCCTTTGCATGGGGTGCATGGTTTGCCTGACGTACTTGTTCCGGACCCTGCGCATGCTACGCACGCTGGTGTAGCTATAGCCCTGCTATGCCCATATTCGATGGCGCCAAGGTTTACCTCTTCTTTATCGAACCATGAGCCGCCCACGGGCACGACTTCCGCTTCAGCTATCATGGGGGTAATAATCCATTTCCAGGCCTCGGGTAGGCGACACGTGATGATGTCGTTGAGGGTTGCGAGGTACCAATCAACTTCTTCAGTCGGTACGTCGGCCAGGATCGAATCGTGAATTTGCGCGACTAGTTTGGTCTTTTTTCGCTGCTTGGCAATCTCCTTGGTCATCTCAATAAGGCACCAAAGCAGGCAATGAAACGCGGACCCCTGAACCGGGTAATTGCAAGCATCATTTTTGGAAAATGGGCCGTGGAGCGTGAATCCCGTCAGGGTATGGAATGACCCGTTTTTCTGATACTCAGCGTACCAATCCTTCTTCCATTTATCGTACTGGGTGAATTCTTCCTTCCAGAGCCAATGTTCGGCTTTTTGTATAACATGCTCATAGGTGCCTTCTACGGTGTCACCCTTTGGGGCGCAGAGCCCGCGACGCCCGATCCCCCGGGACCGTAGGTGGTCCTGCATGGGGATGCCCTGTTTGGTTTTCAGCCCGTGCTTCTCAATAAGGCCCCACAGCCCGACCGCCATAGATTTGTACCAATCCCCGTAGAACGCGGCGAAGGTGAACGCGCCCTTGGCGTGTTGGCGGAGTTCCTTGGTGACATCCGCCTTTTCGATGAGGAAGCAGTGCATGGCCGATCCAACGTGCATATCATACCCGTCGCGGATGTACCGTAGCATCCGTTGGTCCTTGTGGTAGCACGCGGCAACGCAAACCTCGGCTCCCTTAAAGTCGACCTCGATTAGCTGATGTTCCTCTCGCGGGATGATGCATCGCCGTATCAGCTTCCCGATTTCAGGGTCGCGGATCGGGACATTTTGCCAGTTCGGGTCAAAGGCCGAACTTCGGTAGGTGATGGGGATTGTTAGGGAGTATGTCCCGTGAACCAGGCCGTCTGGGGTGATGTGGGACTGGATCCCGAGTAGGTAGGTGCTCCGTAATTTAAGGAGCTTTTGCATCCGGACATAAAGATTGCAGAATTCAAGATTAAGGGTTGACATGACCTTTTCGTCAACCGTGTAATCACCCTTCTTCTCGTACGGGTAGGTGTGACCCAGGATGTCGAATAGTAGAATTCCGAGCTGTTGTCGCTTGCCCAGTTCAGCGTTCATCCCGAACCGCTTGCGCCACGCTTCCCATTCCGGCGAATCATGGAGTTCTTTGGCTATGGTGTCTATTTGCCCGCTAACGCTGACGATGGTTTCAGCGAGCCGCTCGGTATGGATGTTGATGCCGTGGGCTTCCATCCGGGATAGGGCGAGCGTGCCGTCGTGAAATAGCTTATACGCCTCGGGGGTGGTTGGCTTCATACTTTCCAGCTTGCTTCTTCGGCGTTGATTTTTGCCCGGACTTCTGCAGTCATTCTAGCGATGGTATCATCCTTATCGGCGGCGGCACACTCCTCTTCGAGCGAGTATTCGATGCGGATGTTTTCATATTCGCCAAGGCTTACCAGTTTGGTGAGTCCGAATTTTACGCGTTGCATGTCAATACCTCGGCCAATCTTTAACAAATCCGAATTTATGGGCGGTGTCATACCCAAGCTTGTATTCGAGTAGGGAGTCCATGCCGTTGTACAGAAGAAGGTCATCCAGCCCGATATCCTCGACGATCCGGTTGATGGGTGATGACCCTTTGGATTTCAGGAATGAGCTGATGTGCTTGTCGTACGGAGGCAGACCCAGTTTCGTAAAAGCCTGAAAATCGAGGCTTTTGCTCTTGCGGCGGCTTGATTCGCAATGAACCCCGATCTGGCCATCAAACGCCCAGTTCCGGGTAGGGTGGCCGAATTCGTGCTTGACCCATCGATCCTCGAATTTGATGTTCCAACCTACCTTGGGGCACGGCGAGCTGAGTAACCGTCCGGTCGCCGCGATGGCTTCACCGACCCAGGGGTAGGCAATGGTCCGCTGACCCCGCCAACAGACTGAACATGATATGATCTTGGCGCCCTCGTTTTCGGGTCGGAGCGTATTGCATTCGAAATCAAACGCCACATGGCCGCCCGCCTCGGTCATTTTATCCAGGATACCCGCTGCGGCGCGATGGTCTTTGATTAGGCGAATCTCGGATTGCCAATCGGGGACTTCAGCCCACGGCCGTCCGGGGAGAGCGAACGCAACTTGTAGGTGGGCCACTAGCTGGGCTCGCATAACCGGGTCCTTGGCTTTGGCCAGAATCCCGGGGTGCCAGGTGGGACAGATCCATGTATTTGTGCTTTGTTCCGGGATGCGGGTTCCCGCCCAGCGGGCCATCTCGCCTACGTCACTCTTCCAAATTCCCATCAGAACAGATTTGACCGCCCTCGCGCCGAGCGGGATAATCACCTCGGGCTTTACAATGTCGATCACTTTGGTCAAGTATGGGCGACAATAGATCAGTTCTTTGTCAGTGGGCGCCCGTTTGGCGGGGTGGCAGATGATCGCATTGGTTTTGGTGCAATCGCGGTCCAGATCGATGTCTAGCGAAGTCAGGATTGACCGGAGTTCGTGCCCGGCACTTCCGGACATAGGCTTGCCAGTTTCGTCCTCAGTTTTGCCTGGCGATTCGGCCACGATCAGAACGCGACGCCCGGACCCCGACGGCTTCATCTTGGGACTATTGCATTTTTTGAGGAGGCCACACGCCCCGCACTGGGCAATCGTCGGCATCGGTTCCTTGGACTGGACTAGTTCTGACTGGACGAAGAAGCCCATGTTTTTCCCGATCTTCGTTGGTGAGGCCCTGGTAATGCCCGCACGGGCAGAACGATTTACAGCGTACTATGAACCGCCCGCACCGCTGACATCTCATACCGCGCCGAGGCTACTTGAGTATTTGTAGGTTCCCGCGTCGACGACGATGCGGCCTGGACAGATCAGCGCGTCCGGGGATTTCGAAATCAGCTCGGCGAGGATCTTTGCCGAGATCATGAATTTAATCTCCGGGCCGGAGTACTTTGCCTCTTTTACTTCGGTATACCACCCGTTGCCGCCCCGCCCTGTAAGCATCACCTTATTGTCTTTTAGGGCAATTGTGACCCGGTTATTGTCGGCATTCTGTGAACTGAAAATGTCCGCTTTCTCGGCGGCCTCGACCAGGCTGGTGGGTAGGGAAACCGTCGTCGAATCGGTCACACTTAGAAAGTTCGTGATATCCGGAAAATCATCGACGTACTTGCGGCAGGCAAGAGTGAGCCCCGTAGGGTTGCGAAAATGGAGCCAATTCTCCGTTTCAGCGACTTCAGTCATCCCAAGCCCGGCGATGTGCTGTACAGATGCCGCTTTGAGGAGTAGGGTTGATGTGATGCCGGTTTGAACCGTATATCGCAGAATTTGAAGGTTATCGCACGCCTCAACGTAATCGGGGTGGAAATGAACGCAGGTTAGATAAAATGAACCGCTTCCGTCCGTGGCGGCGCATTTGCAGGTTATCGCCATCGCATCGTTGAGGATGGGGTCGACTGTTTTCCAGTCGGTGGCCGCCTCAACGCGGTCGAGTGCCAGGGCGATGGTTTCCTGAAATGCTAGCCCGGATTTACGGCGGTTCCCTTGGACGCGTAGCTCGTTGTGGTCGATGCTGATGTCAATGGATTCTTCATCCAGCTTTTGGAGCAGGGCGCGAAGCGGGTCGGCGGCGACGGCGCCTTCGATCCCCCGCAGGGCGGTTTGGTTGAAGCACGCCAGCTCTTCATTGAATGTGGCGACCCTTCCGTCATTGTAAATCACAAAGCACGAGCTTTGTTCGAGGGAATCCTTTTTTGCGAGCCCGGGTGATACGGCCTCAAGTTTTTGTAGTAGTTCTTCACGGTTTACTAGCATTTGTTTTGTCCTATGATGATGTGCCAACTATCCCTTAGTCGGTATGAAATACTCAAAAAAGTCCCCGCATATTAATATGCGGGGACTTATGGATGGGCTGCAGTAACAGACGTCCCGGTGGGCTTGCCGCGACTATGCCGTAGCTTCGGACGCCTCAGGCGAGTTGTCGTACTCTTCAAGTCCGTCACCGTGGGCAACTTCACCCTCGGGTTCGGCTGCGGGCTCCGGGGTTGGTTCCGCTTCGGCGGGATCGGCCGCATACCCGTTGAGTACGTGGGCTGCCCAGGCGAGGGCATTCTTGGCTTCGCGCGGCTTGTCCTTTTCGCGGGCAATGTCGTAGGCTTTCACCATTTCTTCCGTGATGCCATTCTCAAGGCCGAATTTCTTGAGGGTCGCCCCGGCGTGGAATCCGGCCGTCTGCCGTCCCTTGTGAAACCCCTTCGGGTATTTCTTAGCCACTTTTTCCTTGGGCTTCGCTTTTGGTGTGATTCTCTTTTTGACGGGCTCGGGATCGGCCGCCGTCCCGCCCTCTTCCTTCACGATATCGTTCAGAACTTCGATTTCGGAATCGGGATCTTTGGTCAGGACCTCGATGATCCGGTCAAGTTCGGCGGAGAGTTCACCATCCTTGATTTCGACGGCGGTGAGATCGAGATCTTTGATCTTCACGGCTTTTTTGGTCAGGATGTCACGGTTCCATGTTTTCGCGGTCGGAAACCCAAGTAGTTCGTAAACGTTTACGACTGTACTCCGGTTCAAAGTGAGTTTGGCCATTGCTCGCTCCTTTCAGGGGGTTGGTTCTGGCTCGTCATTCTGTATGTCATCATCATATCGGTTCGTTCTGATTAAATCGAGGGGTGATAATCGGAAAAATTATTCTTCGCAAGAGGCCGCCAGGACCCATCCTTTGTCGAAAGTGGACGGTTCGCAATCCCCAACCCATTCAACCCGAGCTCGGATCCAAAACGCGCTGTGGCGCCACCTGAGGGTCCTGCCCGTGATTGTTACGTTGATGGCAATGTCACCTGCCATTGATGCCCAGCGAAAATCGCACCCCGGGAAGCCTGAGTCGACAAAATCATCACCAGGTAATAGGCGGCCAGGGATTCCGCCATTCACCTCAAGGGCCGTCCCGACCCCGGGACGGTAATACCCCCCGTCAATTTTGACTGTGTTGGCGACTGGCTTGCGTTTTGTGGCTTCCATTTCATCCTCCTCGGGTTAAGGGTCACTCCGCTCTTGAAGCTTAGCGGAGTATCAGAGTTTAGTCCACCCCAAAAAATGTTCTGAATTAAGGGCCATAGGTATTGATAAAACTCTGATACTTGCTAAGCTTCAAGAGCGGGAGGGGGGAGGCCCCTCCGCTTGGCCCCGAGCTGAAAGGCGACAATGGCTGCCATGACTGCTGCTGATTTCCTTGCTGAAAACGGCTTCAAGCCCATATCGTTTTGGGAAACCTTGGTTGACTTTTTCTCCCTCATGAAAACTTGGAAGGCGAACCATGGCCATGAAAATGACAAATGGTAAATGCACGTTTTGCTCATCGCGGGACCCCGGTTGCGAGCCCGGGTTTGCCACGCACGCCAACCGCTTCGCCCGCGAAGAACTGATGTGTCCCGAATGCGGCGACCACTTCGCGGTTGATTTGGTGCCGGTTTTGTGCGAATGCGGAAAAGCGAAAGACCCCTTGGCCACCTTATGCTCAGTTTGCAAGCATCACCACTAACCCCGTACCAAGGAGACCGACAATGGCTAAATTTGTGATTAAAATTCGAGAAGAAGGACGCGGAAAACCCAGCGTCAAGCGGTTCAAATATTTGGCTGAGGCCGAGACATTCATCCGCGAGTATTGGATGGGGTCAGAATACATCGACCACGCCAACGGATTTCACACTGATTATTCGACATTCGAGCTCGAGGGGTTCAGCTTGTACGATCTCGGCCGCCTCAACTACGTTTACGAGGGCGGCGACCTGATGTACGCTGACTGGACCTGGCATTCGGAGACGACGGCGGCCGAATGGGATAGGCCCGACAACGGCGATTACTCGCCGACCTACTATCGACCCGCGCCAGCCGTACCAGTCTCGGCGCCCGTGACATTGTACGATACGGATGATGTTCCGTTTTAAGGCTGGACAAAACTCTGAACCTTTGCTAAGCTTCAAGTGAGGAGGGGAGGCCCCTCCCGCTGCCCGTACCACCTGAAAGGACTTGATTATGACCACCAAAGACGCCCTCACCAAACTTGAGCTGACCCACGACCGGCTTTCGGCCGCTTTCGACCTCGTCCGAGATCCGACGGACTGGCGAGCACCCATCGACTTCACGGGCGACCTGCACGTGGACGACGGGCTGGCGGCTATCGAAGCCATCCGCTTCTTCACAGCGACGACGCCTACGCTGGAAGTCTTGACGACTGGCGAAGTCCGCATCAAGTCGGTCGGCTACCGGGCTGGCCCTGCTGGACCGTAGTGAGTCCGTACTGAGGGTCGAATTGTACGAATTAATCGAGGTTTTTGTCCGGAAACCCGAGCCCGTGAAAACCGGCCACAGACCGCCAAGGAAGCCTTGCCAAGACTCTCAAGATCCGCTAAGCTTCAAGAGCGGGGGACGGGCCTCCGCTCTGACCGTACCACCTGAAAGGACCTAACTATGAAAGACGCTCTCACCAAACTCGCCGAATCCCTCGCCCACGGCGCCGTCAATGTCTACGATCCCGCTGAGGCGATGGAAAAGCTCGCTGAGCTGAGTTCGCTGTTCTATGACCTCGGCGCCTCATGCCTCGGGAACCCTAATGCCCGCGAATGGCTCAATCACATGTCGGATAAAATCGATAATGAAGTCGCCAAGATGGAAGAGGAGGTGGACGAACTGTTCGATGACAGCGGCGAGTGCGAGTATTGCGGCAAGGCCTGGGATTACGATCACGAATGCCCGGGGACGCTGTCTGAAGCCCGTGAATGCGAAAAAATCGAAAGGGACTACCGATGATCTATGCCAAAAATAAACATTGGGAAAACGGCAACGATTCCAATAAATCGGGACCCCTTCACCCTGGACAATACTCTCAAGTTCCGCTAAGCTTCAAGTGAGGAGGGGAGGCCCCTCCCGCCCGTACCACCTAAGGAGGCCACCATGACCAAATTCAAACCAGGAACCGAAGTGACCCGGCTCAACGGCCGGAAGCGCGTCACCGGCTATGTCGTCGGCGACTACTACTACGCACGGCGGGGCAAAACCCGCGAGCTCGCGGCCATCGTGACCGGCGACCCTACAAGCCTCGACAAGGTTTTCACCCTTGTGGTCGGCAAAGATGAGAGCGTCTGGTTCGGCACCTACGACGAAGAGCTACGACCCACAGGCGCTTCGGTTGAGCCAAGTGTCGCCTTTGCCCGGTTCGATGATGTGAAGCGGGACATCGCCAACAGCAAGGCCAAACGCCGGTCCAACGCCTACGAAGAGTCCCGCGAAAACGGCCTCTACGACCTTGAGGACGGCGATGCCATCGAAGTCGATTACTCTGATGTGGGGTGGCGGGAAGCCAAGTTCGCCGGGTTCGTAAGCGGGAGCGGGAATGTTCGGTACCTCCGCAATGGCCGCAAGCGAACTACTCACCCCTCAAATGTCAGAATTAAGGGGTGAGGCCCTGGACGAGACTCTGAACCTTTGCTAAGCTTCAAGAGCGGGAGGGGGGAGGCCCCTCCGCTTGGCCCCCGGAGCAATGCCATGAAAGTGACCCGTGAATTTCTCGCCCCGCTGGCTGAAAAGTCAAGCTACGGCACTTTAATCCTCGTGATTGAAACGGCCAAAAATAATCCCGAAAAATTCGGTAAAGAAGTCATCGAGTTTTTGGAAGAAGTCGCGAGCGAACGTCGCCGCGAGAAGGCTGAATTCGATGCCGCGATGGGCAACACCGCCTAGAAAGAAGCATCATCATGCTGAACAAACTGACCTGTGAATTTTGCGAAAAAGTGACCGACGAATTCGGAGATGTCGAAGGCGCTATCGTTTGCGGGGACTGCCTGGGATGGTACGGAAAACCATCCCCGGAAGTTCTGGCCTATTTGAAATCGACTCTTGAGGACAGCCTAGAGGGCTGATATTACGTTTACGACCCCGTACCACGAAGGAACTGACCATGACAGACGCCAATCTTCAAGCCATCAAAGAACGCCTCCGCAAACTTCTGAATGTTGCCAAGGAGGGTAGTAACGCGACCGAGGGCGAGATGA